GGTTTGCAGCTTCTTGGAGACCATTATTAATGTACGTATTAATTTTTATATTAGTATGGAATTATGTATTAGGACCAGTGGTTATGTTCTTTTTTAAAGCATCTATAACTATAGAACTTCCAGGAGATGTTTGGACATTATTACAAATAGGTCTTGGTGGTTATGTAGTTGGAAGAAGTGCTGAATCAGTTGCTAGAACAATGGCAAATAAGCCTTCATCTAAAGATCAAGAAAATGGATAATGAACTACGAAAGTTATAAGTATTTAAAAAATCATATAAATAAAATAGTAGAACGTTTAAAAGATAGCATTGTCTACAGTGTAGACAAATGGGAAGACCTTCTGTATATTAGAGGAAAAATACAAGGCCTAGAAACCTTGCTACAGGATCTCACTGACCTGCAGAAAAAACAGGAGCTATTTGATGACGACAAAGACGCAGAGTCTGGAAGTACCAAAACATAAAGAGGCACTTTTAGATTCTTACAAAGAAAAAGAAGTTAAAGAACCATCTTTAACTCCAGAAAACCTTCAAGAATCAGCACTAGAACAACTTCCTAATCCTACTGGATATAGAATATTAGTTTTAATGCATGCTGGTGCAAAGAAGACCAAGGGCGGCATATATCTTTCAGATAATACATTAGAAACAATACAGATGACATCTGTATGTGGCTACGTGTTGAAGATGGGAGATCTTTGCTATAAAGACGAAAAAAAGTTTCCGAATGGACCATGGTGTAAACCAAATCAATGGGTTATGTTTGGTCGATACGCGGGAGCAAGATTCAAAATAGAAGGAGGAGAAATCAGAATTCTTAACGATGATGAAATCATCAGTACAATTAAGAATCCTGAATCTATTTTGCAACTGTACTAAATAAGGAGTATGTATGGCTGAAGAAGCAAAACGTCAGCCAGATGTCGAACTAGACACTGATGACGCAAAAGAGACAACCATACAACTTGAAGATAAGAAGGAAGAAAAAGAAAAACCAAATCTAAATCTAGGAGAAGTAGATTTAGGATATGCAGATCATAGTCAAGATAAAAAAGAAAAAATTGACATATCTGTAATAGAAAAAGAAGAACCTAAAGCAGTCAAAGAAGACAAACCTGCTGAACAAGAAGATTTATCTTCTTTCAGTGATGCTGTTCAAAAAAGAATAGATAAGCTTACTCGTAAAATGCGTGAAGCAGAAAGACGAGAACAAGCAGCGCTTGACTATGCTCAAGGTTTACAAAAAAAATACAACGACGCACAGAAAAAATATCAAGAAATAGATGATAGTTATATTAAACAGTATGAAGCTAGAATTGATGCTGAAAAAGATACTGTTAAAAAGAAACTAAAAGAAGCTATTGAATCTCAAGATTCTGAAGCAATCATAGCGGCTAACGAAGAACTTTCTAGACTAATAGTAGAAAAAGAAAGAGCTAAAGTATCTATAGCTGCAAAAGAAAAGCAAAAGAAACAAGAGGAAATAGATAGTAAAGAAGTTCAAAATGTTGAACAAAATCAACAAATTGAAAGAAAAGCGGTAGCACCAAGTCCTAAAGCTAAAAAGTGGGCTGAAGATAATACTTGGTTTGGTAGCGATGAATACATGACTAATACTGCGTTCCAAATTCATGAAAAACTACAAAGTGAAGGGTTTGACCTGGATAGTGACGAGTATTATAATGAAATCAACAAACAGATGAGAGAAGTATATCCTCATAAGTTTGCTGAAGATAAGCAGGAGCAAAGAAAACCCGTCCAAACAGTCGCTTCTGCAAACAGAGCTAAAACTGGACGCAGAACTGTGAAACTCACCAAATCACAGGTTGCTATTGCAAAAAAATTAGGGGTGCCACTAGAAGAATACGCAAAATACGTGAAGGAGGCAAATTAGTATGAGCGAAGAAATAAAGAAGACTTCACGCAACTCAGAGTTGAGGTCTAAGGACAAAAGAAAAACTCAATGGGTTCTACCATCTAACTTAGATGCACCGCCTGCGCCAGAAGGTTATAAACACAGATGGCTTAGAGCAGAGGCAGGAGGTTTCGTAGACACAGCAAATATGTCTAAGAAACTTAGAGAAGGATATGAACTAGTTAGGGCTGAAGAATTAAAAGACCTAATTGGAGAAAATGACTTCCCTGTAATTGCTGATGGTAAACATGCGGGTATTATCGGAGTTGGAGGCCTTGTGCTGGCAAGGATACCGATCGAGATTGTAAAACAGCGAACTGAATATTTCAAAAAGAAAAGTTCAGATCAAATTAAAGCTGTAGATAACGATCTTATGAAGGAACAGCGACCAGAGATGCCGATTAATATTAGTCGACAATCTCGTGTAACTTTTGGTGGTAACAAGAAATAATTTTTTTGTAAAACCATCCAAATTAAATATAAACTATAAAACGGAGTAAAAACAATATGGCTAATACACTTGAAAGATTTGGTTTAAGACCAAGTCGACAATTGAATGGTAGCCCGTTTATTAATGCTCAAAACAGATATAGAATTGCTTCTGGCAACTCAACTAGTATCTATCAAGGAGATTTGGTTACACCACTTACTTCTGGTACAGTTACTAGATATGTAGCCAACACTTCTAATGTTGTTGTGGGTGTTTTTAACGGATGTTTTTATACAGATCCAACAACTCAAAAGCCAACTTGGTCTAATTATTATCCGTCTTCTACAAATGCATCAGATATTATTGCATTCGTAATTGATGGACCAGACACAGTGTTTGAAATAAACTCTGATGACACTTTTGCAGTTGCTGATTTGTTTAGAAACTATTCAGTAAACAATGCTACCGGAAACGTAAAAACAGGTATATCTTATGTACAATTAGATGTAGCTGAATCCGGAACAGCAGGAACTTTTGTGGTTCAAGCAATTGATATATCACAAGATCCAAATAACGAAGACGTAGCGACATCAAACGCGAACATTGTGGTTAGAATTAATAACCACTTCTATCGCCAAGGTGGAACAGGCATATAATAGGAGATAAATTATGGCTATATCACGATCACAGCTAGTTAAAGAACTAGAGCCAGGATTGAATGCACTATTCGGCCTGGAATACAGTAGATACGAGAACGAGCATGCAGAAATCTTCATGACAGAAACTTCAGACAGAGCGTTTGAGGAAGAAGTTATGTTAACAGGTTTCGGTGGTGCTGAAGTTAAACAAGAAGGTGCTCCAGTAGTATTTGATAATGCTTCTGAAGCGTATACTTCAAGATACACTCATGAAACAATCGCGTTAGCGTTTGCTATCACTGAGGAAGCTATTGAAGATAACCTTTACGATAGACTTGCGTCTCGTTATACAAGAGCGTTAGCTAGATCAATGGCTAACACAAAACAAGTTAAAGCAGCAGCTGTACTAAACAATGGTTTTAGTTCAAGCTATACAGGAGGCGATGGAAAAGAGCTTTTAGCTACAGATCACCCTCTTGCTAATGGTGGTACGTTCTCTAACGAACTTGCTACTGCAGCTGACCTTAACGAAACGTCACTAGAGCAATCATTAATCGACATCGCAGCGTTTGTTGACGAAAGAGGATTAAGAATCGCTATCCAAGGTAGAAAATTGAGAGTTCCAAAAGAACTACAATTCACTGCGGAAAGAATCTTAAAATCACCTTTAAGAGTCGGCACAGCTGATAACGATATCAATGCAATGAAAAATATGGGAATGATTCCAGAAGGTTATAGAGTTAACCACTTCTTAACTGATACTGATGCATTCTTCATTATTACAGATGCTCCAAATGGTCTAAAACACTTTGTAAGATCGCCAATTAAAACTGCGATCGAAGGTGATTTTGACACAGGTAACGTTAGATTCAAAGCTAGAGAAAGATACGTTTTCGGATGGTCTGACCCTAGAGGAATCTTCGGATCACCAGGAGCTGCATAATACGTTAATTAAGTAGTTCAATAAAAGGGGCTAGAGTTTACTCTGGCCCCTTTTTCTTTTATAATCAACAATACTATACATAACTTTCTGATCTAGACGCGTATAGTCGACGGCCTAGAGACTAGATTGGAATAACTAGGAGAATAAACATGGCTTATACTACATTTAGTGGTCCAGTAACTTCTTTAAATGGATTTATTGGTGGACCAAATACTAATGCACATACTGGAACTGCTGACACTCAACAAGGTGGCACAACTCCATTTTCTGCAACTAATACTTCTACATTAACTAATGGAACAGATACTATTTATGCATCTGGTAATGTAGGTGTACTTATTTATGTTAATAAAGGTGCAAATGCTACAACATCAACTTATGCATTTTCAAATGGAACTGATTGGCTGCAAGTTAATGATCCAGTAACAAAAGTTAACATAGCTTAATTAATTATTTTAAGGAGCTCTTCGGAGCTCCTTAATTAAAGGAGAAAAAATGAAATCAGATGTAAAACCGGGCATATGTTCTAGTGCTGAATCTAATAAAGTATTATTTACAGGTCCTACAAGATTAAGAGGATTTATGATTCAATCTACTGGTACTTCTGGAACAGCAATTATTAATGGTTTAGCAAATGCTTCAACTGTTAGTTCTTCAATTAATACACAAGTTTATATCGCAGTATCTG